TATCTACTAAGTCTGCTGAAAAAGAAAACTTACCTTCTCTTTCGTTTATAGTAAACCATCCATTAGCGTTGGCAAGTTCTGGTTGTAATCCATATAGTTGACCATAACCATACATGTTTCCACCATTAGCATAGTAGTAGTCATATGATACTAGACTATTACCTTCAATACTTCTTTTATCTTTGTATATATTATTCCTCCATCTTTCTTCGGTTAAAGATGTTCCATCGATGTTGTTATTAAAAGAATCTTGAATAGGAACTCCTTTATTATCTTGAACAGGCATTTCACTAGGATTACTAGTAAGTGTAGTAGGGTATATAATATGTTTAACACCTTGAGTATCAACCCAAGAAAGCTCTACATAATTAACATAGTCTTGAGGTATTACAACACTTAAGTTTTTTGGCACTGTAAGTTCTTGAGCATTTATACTTCTAAGAGTATCATAACTAAATTCTTGTATTGCTCTTTTAGTATGAAATATAACATCCGTACGTTTTACACTAGGTATAAGTTTACCAGCTCCAACGTATGCAACTAAAAAGTTTTCTACTAAATCACCTAGCTTTGCGTAAGCATAAGATCCATAGTTTTGTTCTACGATGTTACCATATGCTTTATCAGCAATAGTAGCACCATAATTACCACCATCTAGTTTTTTTAACTGAACAACAACAACCGTATTAGCATTTAAATTACCAACTATTTTTATAACATTGTTGGTTAATTCAAATTCACTTGTATATTCTGTAAACGTGCCAGGAGCTCCTGAAGGACTTGTATAAAGTTTAAAGTTATTTAAAGCATAATTAGCATTAGTTGGAGACCAAGATCCTGTGGCGCCTAGTATTAAATCTGTATCAAACGTTGTTGTAAATAATTGGTTAGCACCAGCTGCACTTACAAAACTCTGAGCACCTTCGTAGTATTGTCTGTTATTTTCTTGCATCATTGCCATATCTTAACTTTTTGAATTTACTTCTTCAGCTTGAACAGCTTGAGCTGCGGCTTGAACTATTTGTGGATCTCTTATAACAACACCAGCGTATGCAAGTATTCTAATTATAACTTCTGTTTGCTCTGTATTATCAAGCTCGAACTGAGTTGAATCACCAGCATTATATATGTAAGGACCAGAAGTCCAAGTACCACCACCAAGTTGTTGAAAAGCCCAAACAACATCTGCGGGTTTACGTATATAACTAACAGTGATGTCAGCCGCCGTATTTATTGTAGTAGGTTTAACAAACATATGAGGTTGTCCTGTGTTACCGCCTGAGGTACCTGCAGTAGCTTGTTCATATAAATAAACAGGGAATTGAGTTGTGGGTCTTGTTAAAGGAGAGAGATTTATATTTAAAAAATCACTACGCTCTACACGTTGTAATTCTTTTTCGTCTCTGTATATTACCGCGCCTATTCTATGCAAATTAGAAGGTGGTAGAAAATAACCACCAGCTGCATCATAAGTGGTATTACCTATAGTTTTAAATATAGATATACAGTTGTCAATATTTTTTTGTCTGTTAGCGTATTCACTATCAGTCTGTGGCACTCGTAGTTGCTGGTTAAGATCTTCAAAATAATTTTCAAAAATTTCTAACTGAACCTGTGTGCCTAACTTATTAAACTCTTCTGGTGTTATATAACCTCTTTGTTCTTTATTAAGAATAGACAACACCGTTGTGTAAACAGTATTTACGTTTATTGCCATTGATATTTTTTATTTTAATATACAGGGCGCATTACACGCCCTTATATATTATTACATGTTAGAGAAGTTTTTTCTCTATTGATTTATAAACTTCAACACCTTCGTCAGTTTTAAACCATGCTGCCATTGCAGAATATGGATTTTCATCAAAAGGTACATTCATTAATTTTCTTCCATTACTACCCCAATTGAAAGATCTTTGATCTTGTGACAATGTAACTACTCCATTTTCAACAGCCATTATAGCTATGTTTCTTAATTGTACATTTTCGTCATTTGCTAACTCTATAAACAAGTTAGGATTTTTCTTAGCGAATAATAATAAATCTCTTTTAAGTTCCTTAGAACTCATCTGAGAGACTCTAGAACCAAGTTCAACTCTAAGTATTGCTTCAGCTTGATCTATTGCCATTGATTTAGCAGCGTTAAGAGCTTCTATTTCTTGTTCAATAATATCAAGTTCATCTTCAGCATCAGCTTGTAGATTTAACTCTGTATATATTCTTTCTTTTAGTGGATGATATAAGGAAAGTAGCTTCTGTAAATTTTGTTTTTGTTTTGGAACTGATAACACTCCATCTTTAAACATAATGTGACCTAAAGTTACTTCACCCTTTTGCTCATCAACTAATGGTGAGTCTTGATTTGTTGCATATCTTATTTCTCTTTGTTTTCCATTATTCTGATCGAAATAAAGTAATGCATGTTTCTTTGTATGTCTGCCTGGTATTTTTAATGTTAAAGGAGATTGATTACCTTTTAAGTAATATGTTCTATCTTTAATTTCCCAAGTAGGTTTAACTTCTTTTTTTGGTGTAGGTTTTACTACTACCTTTTGAGGTGCAACCTCAACATTTTCTGCTTTAGCTTGTTTAGCCATGATATAATAAAATTAAATAGTTATAAAAATAATACCCCGCCCTAAGACGGGGATATTATTAAGTTTGAATCATTATTAGATTCCTTTGAACAATACAAAGTTGTTAGCACCTTGAGTTACTAAACATCTTTCAGATAGGAAGTTTACTTCCATAGCGTCTAGAGTTGAAGTAAAAGCACCACCAGCAGAACCAGTTAACCAAGATTTCATTCTTCTGTCGTCGTTTTCAGAAGCTCTGTAACGTACGTGTAAGAATGGTCTACGGATATTAGTTCCTAAGATTTGATCATAAACTGTAGAAGTTCCAGCAGGTACTAATACTCCTTCAATAGAGTTAATACCATTGATTCCTCCACGAGTAGAAGCATCGTTTAAGTATTTCCAGTCAGTTTTGTAGAAGTCATAAGAACCTCTTCTGAATCCAGAGAAACCTAAATTTAATGCCATTTCTTCTGAATTTTCAAATAATCCAAAAGCAGTACCTCCAGCGAATCCACCAGAAATAGAAGCTAGCATATCATCAAAATCTAAAGACGTTTGTCTTTGTAAGAATAACATGTTCTCTTCAATAGCTCCTTGAGTATCTAAGTTCTTCAAGATAGCATCAAACTCATCAAGTCCAGCAGCAGCAGTAAATCCTACTTCTACGTTACCTCTAGCTTGAATAGCAGCGAATAAACCTTGAGTACCAGGTAATGTAGCAGCTACGTAAGGTTGACTTCCTGCAGCAACAGTTTGGTTAAGTTCACCTTCAACAAGTGCCATTTCTAAGTAATCTTCGAAACGTAATCTTGTTTCAGACTCAGCTTTTAAATACCATAAGTATCCAGAAGTTCCATCTTCAGTAGCAACTTCAACCCATCCAATTTGAGCCATATCAGAACCAGATACTACGTATTGATCTCTAATGATGATTGGAGAGTTAGAAAATTGAGTTAACTGAGGTTCAACGCTTTGACGTACAGCACTGTTAGGAGTATTACCTTGACCAGCACCTATGTTTAAAGCACCACCAATAGTAGTTCCTTTTGTATAAGCAGAACCGTATACAAACACTTTAAGACCACCAGTTGCATTAGCAGCAGAAGCAGTAATACCTTGAGCAGTTAAAGTTGTTCCAGTAAAAGATTGAACTGTAATCTGTGCAGATCCAGCACCACCAATAGCAGTAGCAGTGTTAGTTGCTAATACAATTGCTTTTGCTTCAGCACCTGTTACAGGGTCTAATACAACAACAGTATCATTGATAGATATAACGTTGATTGCAGTAGCACCACCACCAAGAGTTATTATAGATGGGTTAGTACCAACACCACCACCATTAGCCTGACCACAGCTTGCATATGATATATGTAATCTGTTTTGTTCAGACCAAATTACTTGATCAGATGTCATTGGCATTTCAGCGCCAACCATTCTTAAGAATCCAGATAACGTTCTGTTTCCATAACGCTCTACTTCTTGTTCGTAAATTTCAGGTAAATACTGTTGAGCAAAGTCACTTCCAGCACCTGTGTTAAATTGTAGGTAATTTGAAGCCAAGATCTGTTGAGTAGACGATGGAACTAAAGTACCAAATTGTGGAGTTAAAGCCATAATTATAATTTTTGTTAGTTAAATTTTTTAGTTTTGATTTTTAGTTTTGAAGAATCAAGACCGGTAATTGCTTTAACTTTTAATCCTCCAACATATACATCACCAGAAGCTGTTTGCCTAGGTTCGTTACTTATGTTTTTAGATTTAGCCATAACATTCTTAATAGCATCGGCTTTGCCTTGCTCATAAAAATGTTGTGCTATTGTGTCAGCATTACGCGCAGCGTATATAGCTTTGTGATAACCTTGAGCATCTTGTACTTCTCCTTTTTCATTTAAGAACGTCTTAATAAAATTTGAAATATCAGATTGTTGCTCTGCTACCTGTGATGGGTTTTTAAGTCCGTATCTAAACTTCTTATCACTAACATTAAATTCAAAACCTTTGAATTCATTATTTAGCAATTGATTAGTTCTTTGCTTAAAAACATCTCGTCTAGCTTTATTTGCTTCCTGCTCTTCGTTGTAGCGGTTGAAAAAGTCTGTAGCTTTCTTCTGATCTTGAGTTACGCCGGGTCTCAACTTGATTTCGTCGTAGTATTTACTCTTTAAACCTTCTAAAAACTTTTTAGCTCTTGCAGCCTCTTCCTTAAACGCAATTTTCTTTTTGCGTATATCTTTTGGTTCGTCTAAATCTTCATCGTAATCAAAGTCTTCTAATAAAAGACTTACATCTTCTGAATCTAAATGTGGTTTTGTTTGTTTATAATATTCGCTTATTAAACTTTTATTATCAACATTGGTATAATCTGCATTAAGCCTAACATAGTCTTCTACAGTTCCACCAGTTTCTTCCATAAATGAAACTAGTTTTTCAATATTATCAGGTAGAACTTTTTGCTCTTGTATAGCTTGTTCTACTTCTTTTTTTACTTCTGGTTGAGCTTCAGTTTCCTCTACTAACTGTATTGGGGAACCTACTTCTTCGTCGGTGTTCCGTACTTCTTCAACCACTGCTTCGCTGTTGCTACTGTCTTTGGATTCTTCGACAACAACATCGCTATCATTTGTCTCTTGTGTTTGAACGGCATTTGTTTCTTCTTGTTCTTTTGGTATTACTACTTTTGTAACACTAGGCTCTATATCTACTAAAGGTTCTTTAATGTTTACTTTAGTTATTTCACCTTGATTGCTACCTAAATTTTTAGGTTTTGAAGGAGCTTTTATTTTAAACTCTCCTTCCTGTTTTACTTCTTCTGACATAATATAATAATATAAAATTAAAGGATTTTGTTTTATTTAGTAGGCTCGAATTGTTCTATTCCAAAACTACCTAGTGAGTCAAATCCTGATGACTCAAAATTCTTAGGAAGACCATCTGTTTTTCTTTGATTTATCATTTCAGATTGTTGAGTTCCTATGATACGAGCTCGCTGATCTTTACGATCTTCTATTTCTTTTTCTTTTTGTTTTTCAACCTCAGTTTTTACTTGAGCTAATTGCATGTTGTATTGAAACTCTTGCTCCATCAATTGTCTTTTGATTTGAGCCTCCATTTCCATACGTTGTATTTCGAATTGAGATTTACCCTGCTCCAATTGTAACTTACTCTCTGTTAATGCTTGTTGCTTTTGCATTTCAGCTAGTGCTGCTTGTTCTGAAGCCTGAGCATTTGCTTGAGCTTGCATTTGTATATTCTGTTGTTGAGCAGCCGCAGCAGCCTCTGCTTTTTGTCTTTGTTTCTGTTTTAAAAGTTGATTGGCTAGTTTGAAATTATTTATCTCTCTTATATCTATAGCATCTTCTAAACCAATTTGACCAGCTTTAATAGCTATCTGTATGTTTTGTTCTAACTGAGCTTGCTCTTCTTGCTCTGGTTCTAACTCTAAGAATATACCAAACTCATGCATATTAAGTTTTTCTATTTCACTTAATGTTGCTACATTTGTTTGATTAATAGAACTTATTAAAGCATTTTTAAGTAAAGGGAAACTTAATGCATCAGCAGCTCTTAGACTTATATTCTCAGCAACTCTAACAGTTAGATACATTAAAGACTGTAGTATATGTTTTGTAGCTGTATTAGAAGCTGCAGCTGCTAGTTTCTGTAAACCTACTAATGAATCCTTAGCTGGTTGACTACCATCTCTAGCTTCATTAAGTCCGGTAACATCTCTAATCATTTGTAAATAATACTGATACGTTTGTATCAACGCTTGTATTTTACTTATACCAGACGATGTTTGTAATTCTTGTATTGGTACTTTACCTCTATTAGGATCACCATCTTGCGTTAAGCTTCTACCAACAATACTACCAGTTTGGAAGTACATGTTTAAAGCTTCTGCGGGATTATAATTAGTACCATTACCAAGATCAACTTCTGCTAAACCATCTACATCAACATAAACACCATCAGGCACCATGCGTGAAAGTACTTGTTGAATTTTTAAATGTGTAAGCTGTATCATATCAGCAAAGCCAATACATTTGCTTACAACACTTTCTATTTTACCTTTATACATACGAGGCGCAGATATAGCATAGTTCATTTCAACCTTAGTTTGATCACTATAAGGTCTTGTCATATTTTCAGCTAATTCCCATTGAAGCATTTTTTTGAAACCTAGTATTTTAGCTCCACTATACAATACCTCTATGGCTCTATGCACTTTATTAAAGTTATCTGTTTCAGGTGGATCAAATGAATCATCTTTTTCAAGTGCTTTTTCTAATCCTTGATCTGTTTGTTTTATTTTAAATACCTGGTTTTCATAAGTCTTGTATTCAAAATACAAAACCTGTATAGTATTATTATCACTGTTTTGATTGTAATAATTTCTAGTATAACTTATATCTCCAGGGTATTTTTCTATTTCTTCTAACTCGTCTTGAGTTAAATAAGGAAATTGTTTTTTTAGTTCTTCTAAGCTAACTGATTTAACTTCACCAACATAATAAACATCTTCGAAGTTTGGATCTTCTGTATAAGAATAAACTAAATTAGCAGGATCTACATAATCAACAGTAACACCATTAGCTAAATTAAAATTTGTTTTAACACAAGATATACCTAAAACAGTAAGATCATATGCTAAACGTTTTTTAGTCTCGTGGTATTTATTATAATTAAATATATTTTCTATAAGTTCTTCTTCAGCAATTTCTACAGATTGCTTGTAGTCAAGTTGCATGTATAACTCAAGCTCGTCTTCGTTAGCAGGAAGTTGTTTTATAGTTTTATTAGAAAAAAGATTTTGACCAGTAAGTTCATTCAAAGCAGTAATTTCATTTCTACTTTGCATATCACTTATAGCATCAAATATAAAATCTGTTCTTTCTTTTATTGCAAATGGATCTGAAGCAAATGATTTTATTCTATAACCTTTATCAGTCATACCATTAACTACAATATCTACAAATTTAGAT